TCTATCGTCCCGCCGCCGGCATTGCCTAGCGGCGGGAATTCTAGGTCTCCTTTCACGAACAGTATTTCAGCCTCAGTTCTTCCCCGCTTTTCCTGAAAGTTTACTTTCAGCCGATAAGGATTGTCGAACACCGCTTCCATCGCTAGGCTTACTTGCTCAGCCAAATGGTATTCCAACTGTTTTTGTGTAAGTAATCCTACCTGCTTTACAATTTCCAACGCCCGCTCGTATCTTATGAGCATCCGTTTATCTTCCCGAATTTTATCCTTCAGGTCATCTATGGTTTTCTGAAGTTGGTCACGTTGTCCTTTTAGATATTCCAGCTTGTTTCGCAATTGCTTAATTTTCAAATTCATAAATGTCATTCCTTCTAAACTTGATTTCTCTCATTTCCTCGTCCTCCTTCGGCTCCAATGTCTCCATCTTCTTCAATTCATTGTGTCCGCAGTATATACACCTTTCCACTGTAGCACATGCTGTATATTGATTCCTGTCGCAAGCAAGGCATTTAAAACGGTTCATGGCTCAGCCTCGCCTTCTTCAGGATGATAGTATTCGGCAACTTCGTTGCATACAAAAAGGCAATTCATTTCTACAGCATGTTTGCATCCAAAGCAACAATGATAGCAGGGATCTTTATACCGATTTATTCCATAATTCCTAATACTACACATGTGTTCTTTTACATAATCACAAAAATCCATCTATAATCAATCTCCTTTCTACAACCCTATTGATTACGCCCACATGCGAGGCATTTAAAACGGTTCACGTGCAAATAGCTCTGTCTCTATCTCCTTAAAATATCTTCTAGCTGCGTTCACCATCAGAACTCCATGCCCATAATAGCCAGTAACAAAAGCTTCCATGAAATCCATTTCCATAGCCCTCTGAAAATCTTTCTTTGACATATTCATTAACTTGCTACCTTTTTCTAGCACCTTTTCAAAACGTTCTTTTTCAATCATGCCGAAAATCATATCTATTCCTCCCCTCCTTCCATCAGTCCCTCGATTTCTTTAATCTCTTCCTCAATAGATTCCCTTATTTCCTCCAACTCCTTCTCTATCTGATTTATCATTTCTTCTGCCTCTTCGAGACTATCCACGCCCAATTCCTTCAGTTGGTTCATGAGGCTTTTTAACTCGCCTTGTAGCTCTAACCTTTTAGCTTTCTTCTCCTCCAATTCTTCTTTTATCTTGAGTAGTTTTCTACCTAGTCTGTCCGCTCCATTGCGTTCCATATGATTTCCCTCACTTTCTTAGGAACATTGTTTTCCTCAAAGAATATTTCTAGGTTATGTTTGAAAGACAATCCCATCTCAAAGTCCTTATTCATCCGCTCTATATACGCCTGAATCCGTTCATCCTTTTCCGCTTTTTCTTCGATGTGTTCCCGAGTAATAACATTTTTCTCAATCGGAAAATCTACATCCCTTACAGTATTGTCGGTTGCGTAGTAGAGAAAACATCGTGGTTGGAAATCAGCTTGGTCAGCTGTTATCCTCATTACGCTTCCCGGGTTGACCAGTACACTCTCGTTCTTCTTGAAAACAAACCGTTGATGATTATCCCCAGTAAGTATAAGGTCAAAATATTCTCCATAGCGTTCTAACAATTCATTGGCTGTACAATCGCTTTTACTCCAGGCTGGTCTTTTATCCCATACCAATGTATGCAACAGTAGAATTTTCCGCCTTCCCTTGAGAAAATCAATCTTGTCAGGTTCAAACTCATCTAGTTTTCCAAATGGAACACCAACGATGAAAAGGTCGTTCCAGACAACAGGGTTCTCCCAATCATTGATAACACGTACTTTCCCAACTGAATCCATTAGGCCTAATGCAGACTTTGGGTATTCGTCCAATGAGTGACCAGGTAGGTCATGTTGACCGGGTATACAAATGAACGGCTCAGGCAAGTATTTATAAGCGAATGAACACAGCCACGGACTAGCTTTCCAATAGTCAAATACATCCCCGGCGCATAAAATTGGACAATTGTTGTTTTCCTTCGATAATTTTTTCAAGAATTCTAATTTCCGTCTTTGAGCCTCTATGTAGTTGTCCGTCCTAGCAACAGGCGTTTTATCGGTCAAATGTAAATCGGATATTAGGATTGCGTCAGCAACTCTAGCCTTCCTTGTCCTTTTCATAGATTCCATTTCTCCTCTGTTTTTTTATTTCTTTTTGGACTCATTATAAAACTCAATTGCATACTGCCGAATTAGTTGAGGGTTTATTCCGATGCCTAAACACAAATCCTCAAACCATTCAGACCTAACGAAACAATAAGCACTGTGTTTGTAATATTCCTTTTCCTTTTTCCGCCTCTTTACTTCTCTACCATCGTGAGGATGTACTTCGATTTCGCTGTCGGGTATAGTCAAGTCTTTCATCATTGATGTCAACATTGCGGCAACAAGTCCTTTGTGACCAGACAGTAGGAAGTCTTCCTGGGATGGAGTAGCGTATGGTTTGTCTTGATTCTCCATATAGCCCCTCCTTTCGGACTTACTTCTTGATTTTTGCTCCACACAATGGACATTCGTCGGGGCAAAGTTTTCTGAATTCCTTCTCCAACTGGGATATTTCCCGTTCAATCCTCTGGATGGATTGGTTCAAGGAAGTAACACTTCCTATTAAGCGTTTTAGGTTAGAAAGCGCCCGTTGTTTTGTCTGGTATTCTCGGTATTCGTCATAGACTTTCTGAACTAGTGCTATGCTATCCTCTACGTATTGAGTTGACTTCAAATATTCCCACCGAGCCTTTACCTTCTGAGCTATCTGCTCCAGCTTGTCTAACCGTTTCCTCTGTTCTTCGTAATCGTTATACCCACTTAAAATTTGTTCAAATTTCTGCGCTATTTGTTGAATATTTTTTGTTTTTTCTAGCTCGGTATGTACTCGTCTTACCCCGGAAACTAACTGCACCAATTTGGCCAGTTTTTGCTCTTGCTTTTCCAATTCCTTTTCCGCATTCTCAACTCGTTCTAATTTTTCCTCAAGTATAGGTATATTGCCGTACTCCTTGATTTTTTCTTCATAGTCCTTCAACTTTCCTTCGTTGAATTTTATGTTATTACTAATCTTTTGATATTCACTACGTAAGTTGGATAAGGTGTAATCTATATCATCAATTGAGGCGGCTTTATTGAGTAGTCTTGCGGCCTCTCCCGGGGAAACTGCAAGAAGGAAGGGAACATCCATCTGACTTTGAATATTCGCCTCGTCCATCCGTAAGATTTCGCTTACTTGTTCTGGAACTTCCGAACCAAAAGCTGTCAGGGCTTTCCCATTGATTACATATACATTTCTGCTCGCGGTTTTTATCCTTTCAATTGCGTCCCCTTCAGCAGTATATATTACAACTCTCGTATCCCCTCCCCAATCTGAACGGAAGGTATCGCCCAGTGGTCGGTTTGTTATCACCCAGTTGATAGCTCGAAAGATGACAGATTTTCCGGCGTCCGATTCGCCTATAATTACATTCGTTCCCGGGACAAATTCAAGCACTGTATTCTTGTGCGATTGGAAGTTTTCAATTTCTACCTTTATAATCATGTTTCAATCTTCCTTTTTAACCAATTCAGAATTTCTTGTCCCGAAATCTGAAATCCATCCTCTGGTTGTTTTGCAATAAAGTCCCATTTGAAGGCTTGATAAAAGATATCCGCAATCTTAATTCCAGCGAAATCTGCGAGGATACTCCTAGCTAAATCCGATGGTCCGCTTCCGCCATAGCCCCATTCCATCCCGGTAGGGCTATGGTAGACAATATGTCGGAGCGGTTTAGTTCCTTTTTCGTCAGAGACTGTTATGGTATTTTCATCCTCCCCGCGAATCGCTGTGTAGACTTTTGCCGGATTGACCTTTTCAAGGTCTTCAGGCATTACAAACCCGTGAAATTTAGGAGGTAAAACATCATTACCTTCAGCGACTTTTTGTTTGCTTGTCTTTCTGATTTTCATTCTCTGTCTAGCCGAGCAAATCGGTCCCATTCCCATCCTAATGGAGACTGGGTCACTGAGCCGTCTCCCGCATATCTGACATCTTACAAACATCTTCCATCCCCTCGCTCTTCAACCTCCAATCTTCCCGATTCTCGTAGGTAAGGCTGGACGATTTCAAAAAACCGCTCCGCATCCATAACCACTACAGGCTCCATTCTGCTTTTCTTACAAATCAATAACCAATCGGTCCCTTGCTCCCGATTCTCCTTTGCTTGTTTTATCCAGCTTGGTAATGACCATGATTCTTGCCACTTACACTCTATCGAAAAGGGAAAACGTTTTTTCGCTTCTCCTACCAGCCTTACATCTGTCCCGGATTGACCCATTTCTCGGGAAGCTATCATTTCATCCTTTCCCCAAGGAATTTCGAGAAGTTCGGAAATCTTTTGGCATGCCCACTGCTGTAACTTTCTTCCTTTAGCTTTCGCTGATGAAATTTTGATTTTCCTTTTCTTCTTCATAATTTCCTCATTCCCGTCAATTCAATATCTTTACTAGCACGGGTCTCCTTCCAAACCTAATTGCTTCGGCTTGAGTTTCTACCACTATATCAATGCGCCCTCTGCTTATGGCAGCTCCCCGGTCTTGTACAACCCTTTTCCCGATTCCATGTATGTAGAGTTCTGTCCCAAATGGCAATTCTTTTCCTGCGGCCACTGTTACTCCCGGAACCGCTGGTTCACCTGAGGCTGTAATTCTTGGGTCTCCTTCATAGCACATTCCTTCCTTCGCATTCGGGTCTAGCGGGGCGTACGCAGTAGCCTCGTATACTGACCACTTGTTCAGTTCGTCCTCTATCTTATTTAGGCGTGTTTCGATGTCGTTTAACTTCGCTTCTATTCTTTGTATTTCTTCTTGGAGTTTTTGTTGAGTAAAGGAAATTTCCTGAACAGCGTGCCCTAGACGAACGAATTGGATGAAAAGTATTAAGATAAGGACGTATATCAAGAGAGATAACATGATGGGACGTTCCAATATCTTCATCTGTGTTCCTCCTCTCCTATGCACTCATTTACCAAAAGACCTTTGGCTTTCTGTTTTCTTGGAATCCTTCCTCAATCTCGTTCCAAAGTTCAATGACGGCGTTTCTCAACTCCTGTTCAAGGTTTTCCTCTTCAACTATCTGAATTGAACGTTCCAACGATCTATCCAGCTTCAGGTCCTTGATGGTGTAAACAGTACTTCCCGTGTTTTGTTTCAAGAATCTCAAGTTGGCTCTGATGTCATCAATTCCATAGTCAAATAAGATATACACTTCAGCGGACCGGTAAGGGTTCCATACTGAGGATTTAAACACTTCTATTTCAGTGTGGACGCCTACAACCCTTTCATGTTCCTTACCCCGGATCTTCTTTTTCTCTTTTATCTTTTGCGGGGAGCCAAAGCGTAATCTCAGGCTGGAATAAAATCCTATTGCTTCACCCCCGGGACTTTTGTATTTCATCCCGTAAGGTCCGGCGTCAAAGTTTTGCCTAATCTGATTGGAACAGACCATAAGAACGTTTCGTTGGGTAATTATACGACAGGTTTTCCGTAACTCCTCAGAAAATTCCTTAGCTCGTCTCATCCCCATCTTGTCACCTTCTTCCATCTCCATATCAGTGGACAAGGCGGCAAGAGAATCAGCAAACACTCCATAGATAGTTCCTTTCTCAGCCTCTTCCTGAGAGACCCAATCACGAACACTTTGGAATACTTCAGGGATAGTATTGGGAATGGTGTATTCAATTTCTCCGGTGTCCAATCCAAATATTCTAGCAAACTGTTTATTTAAGCGGGCTTCCGGGTCGTGGAACATAACTTTTCCGCCCAATCGTTGTAAATTAGCAGCTAATTGGCTTAACAATACAGTTTTTCCAGATCCAGAAGGCCCGAATATCTCCACCAGAATTCCAAGAGGGATTCCTCCCTCTCGGAATCTGCCTCCGCTGATAGCGAGGTCTAGCAAGGTTGAGCCAGTGGAAACGGTTATGTCCTTTCCATCATATTTGGATTTTTCCTCCGGTTCTTTTGCTAACTTTTCTTCCATCTGTTCGCTTAATTTTTTCCTTTTCATTTATCCCCGCCCCCGTTTATTCGCTCTCTGACGCTTCCAGACATTTTTTCCAAACTTCGCAATTATCGCAATCGTCATAGCTGTCATTGTCTGCGCCGAATTCATGACCGTAGGGACATTTGTTCTTTCCTTTACCCTTGGTTACTTTTGAAGGTTTCTGTTGGGGTTGTTGTCTTTTGGGCGGGGATTTCTTGGATTTCTTTTTGTCATGTTCTTCCTCCTCCTCGTCCTCATCTTCTTCGTCATCTTCCTCATCCTCTTCATCTTCATCTTCTTCCTCGTCATTGTCCTCCGTGGTGCCTTCGTCCTCATCATCATCATCATCATCTATATCCTCATCATCTTCATCTTCATCTTCTTCCTCTTCCATATCATCATCTATGTCCTCGTCTTCCTCTACCTTCCTTTTCTTCTTCTTGACATCCTCGTCATCATATTCTTCATCCTCATCCTCATCTGAGCTCATATTTCCGAAAAACATAGCTTCAATGGTAGGATACGGGAGAATTTCCAATATATCATCCAAAGAAGGTATCTTCTCCAAAATTGACTCATCGTATGGTTTTTTCCTCTCAATGAAGTCAATCCTGGACACTTCTGCATACTTGTTGGTTCCGAATGTACCTTCAGCGAATCGAATTCTGAGGGCGTAACCTTCTTCCAAGTCAGGGAAGGTTTCATACTCCTCATTTTCTTGTATCTCTTCATTGAGCTTGTCTTGGAAAAGGAATTGGCTTATATCCCAAATGTGAGGTTCTTCGGGGTAGTTCTTATTGTTCTTGGGGATGACAACATAAAGATTTCTCATCGAAGGCTTCAAGGCTTTTACTGTATCATCGTCCCACTTGGCTCCATCTTTCAATAATTGAGCACGATATTCACAAATTGGACAAGGTTTTCCGACACTGCTAGGACAAACAACCGATTGATTGTCGGGTCCAACGCCTCGGTGCAACCAGTAGGGTCGTTTGTACCAAAGTTCGCCTTTAACTGCAATCCCATATTCCTCATCACGGTCGGGATGATTATCGCACGTTACAACATATGGAATGATATCAAGTTCAACCCGAGTTTTCGGCTCCTCTTTGAAGATGTTTACACCCTTTGGAAGCTTCAGGTATCCGTATTGGGAAACACCTCGGGCTTGTCTTTCAACGTTTCGACTTACAGCACCTTTAAACCTGCTTTTCTTCTTGTTCTTTTTCATTGTTTATACCCTCCTTCTAATTTTCACGTTTTTGTTATGTTCTTTTTGTCCTCTCCTTTTGATTTGTTCATTCCATTCCAGTGATAAATCTCTTGGAGCGGAAGGGCCAGCGAAATAGCTCGCACTCAACAGCTTGACTAGGTTTTCTAATGCAGTTTTCTTTTGGTCAATAGCTCTTACTGCGGCTGCCGCTACATCGTTTTCGTATTTAGCCTCAATGTATTTCTTTGAAGCCTCCTGATATTCAGGCTGAAGTAGAATGGTGCTAGCAATAGCTGATTCAGTCACCTTTGATAGTCCGTAGTTTTCGGGAT